GTCCAATGCATGCATTTCGTTGCAGACACATTTGTTATAGTACAAATGAGGTTCAATGGTTATTCCTTCATAGTTCAATATTTGCAAATATGTTCCAGTCTTGTGTGATGCCAACAAGTTGGTACGAATAGAGCAATTACCAGGTCTGTGCACATCATTGATTGGATATTGTGTGCACACGCTCTCTCGCTTGTTAAGGCATCTTCATACAGTTAACTTAGGACCAGGCATGGTGAGATCACTAAGCATATTATGAAATATGCTCTCGTCTTTATATCTCATCGATTTAAAGAACGGATTGACCTTGCCTAGTGTTCCATTTAAGGTGTCATTTAAATGGCACATATTACCATAATTGGTACGGTCCTTAAGTTGTTTTCTAAACTCAAGTTCTTCTTGAGTTACCATAAACGCAGATATAACACTGGTTGTTAGTATGACATAATCCATGTCATGCTCAGTTGTGTAATTGTTTTTAAGCAACCACACTCTAGCATCTGATATCATATTGTTCATGGTCAAAGTATCTCTTCTTTTCATAAAATACTTACATTTGAGGTAGTTAAATAATTTTCCATAACTCTTCAAGTATCTTCTGTTTTGAACTATACTATTGACCTTCCTACGATTAGGTAGTTTGAACATCTCGAACTGCTCGTCCCTGAAATCAGTAGCCGTTTCTTGAGATATATCATTAGTGTGCGTGTTGTTATTAACTTTCTGATATGTCTCACCAACTATAATTTCAGTGGTAGCTCTCTTAGGTAAGACAATTCTGTCATCCTCAATATGGTAATCGTCTTCTTCGACCAAATCTGGTAGAACGCTATAAATTCCACCATTAATGTATTTTTCCGTTAAAACGTTTTCCTTATTAAGGATATCAGCTAATTTTCTTTTACTATCAATTACCTTGATATCTCTAACTCCAGTCATTATATCATTCGTTTCCACTGTATGAACAGGGAGTTTTCTAAATTTGTTTATTTTTCGCATTACATAAAATTGGGCATTTCTAATTTTGTTAGCTGTCCTAGTTTTAAATGCAGCAACATCGACGGGACTAACATCAATGTTACCTAGCAGGGGATTAACATCTATAAAACTCTCCATGTTTAACGACGATGTCGGGTTTAGGTGTCGCGTGCCACCGCGCCAATTGTAAGTTTGGGAACTTCCTGGTGTTTAGTTGCGAGCTGCCTCGATAATTG